GCGTCTATGCCGTCGGCGCGGAAGCTCCATGTGACAAAAGCCTGAAGGAGCCTGTCGCCGCGGCGGAACTGCACAGGCTTCGCGCTCTCGAGGACCGCGCACCACTCACCCTTGTAGTCAGAGTCTATAAGGCCGACCGTGTTCCACAGCCTGATGCCCCAGTTCATGCCGGCCGAGGAGCGCGGGATAATCTGGACACTGTAGCCGTCCTCAATGTCAGCAGAAAATCCCAGGCTGATTTTGACGGGCTCTCCCGGAGTGAGATACAAATCGTCCTGAAGGTACAGGTCGAAAGCGGCGGCGCCTTTGGTCTTGTACTTTGGCGCGATGAAGTCGTTCCTGAGCGGGTGAATTGTGATGTGCATTCTGTCCTCCATCTTTCTCTTTTGTTTCAGTTCGCGAAGCTGGCACTGCGCCGCCTTGAGCTTCTTCGCCAGGTCGATAGCGTCAAGCAGACGCTTGTCCGCCTCCAGCGCCGCGAGCCTCATGCGCAGGCGCGCCTCTTCTGCTGGTGTCATGACGCCTCCTTAAAATCATTTCTGAGCCTATCCTGACTTAAAACCGCGGAAATCCGCGTTTCCGCACTCCGTAAGGATCAAAAATCCGCTTTTTTGACTCTATGGCGTGCTTCCCTCATCGCCTCAAGGTCAGCCTTGTAGTACTCCAGCAGCTCGCGGAAGTACGCGATCCTCTTCTCGTTCGGCGGGCACGGCCACAAGTCCTCGGCGGCCTCGGCCTCTTCGATGTCCGCCTTCAGCGCGCGGATCTTCCTCTGCATGTCGCGTATTCCCATGTTCCTCCAGCTCCTCAGCGGTCGGCTCTGACTGACTCATACGCCCTCACTAACGCTCCGTACCTGATTGCGATTTCGTCGCACTCGGCTGCGAGAGCCAGACTCTCTGCAACTTTTCTCTGTATGTCGGCTCGGGTATAGCAGACAAGGCCGGGCTGAGCGCCGGAGGCCTTGGGCAGTTTTGGACAGGTACCGGTGTCTGACAGCCGGTCAGCGTCGACATAGCTATCGATAGTGCGGCGATAGTCAGCAATCTGATGCTCGTAATCCTGGATGATGCCATTCTGCGCCTCCTGCGCCTTGCGCTCTGCGTCTCTCGCCTGCCGCTCTGCCGTCAATTCCGCGGCATGGATTTCAGCCTCACACGTGCGTCTCTCCGCCGCGGAACCCTGCCACCTGCCGAGGCCGTAGGCAAAGACAACGGCGGCGATGGCGGCGGCGGAAAGGTAAGCTATCAGCCTGATGCTCATACGCGCCTCCACTCTTTTCGCTTCCACTGCCGCTCCCAGCTGTCCGCCTGATACCGCTCGCGGACTCTCACCGAGTCAAAAATCCGCTCAAGCACATCAGGGCGGTCGCTGAGGAGGCTCCGCGAGCGGTTGTCAAGAGACTCCCAGAAGCGGCGCTTTGTTACCGTGTCGAGCGGAAGCGGGCAGAACTCGGTCATTTCGTATCCTCCGCCATCGCCGACATGTCCTGCCCGAAGTGCTCTGGGATAGACTCGGCGTGCTCGATGCCGAGAGCTTTCTCCTGCTCAGTGATGAGCCTGTCGAGGTAGTATCTCGCTTTCTTCAAATCAGCGAGCGCCGTGCCTTTCCACCTCCAGCGGAAGAGGTACTTGAGGCAGGTGCCCGTGAGGAAGCCCTCGAAGCCCGTCAGCCCGGTGCAGGCGCTCTCGATGGCGTCTATCGCCTCGATCCTGCCGCGGTTGTAGTAGTCTCTCTTGTCAATAATCACAGCACCATCTCCCTGAAAAACGCAATGGCGAGCCCCATCGCCAGCATCACCAAAACTCCTACGAAGAGCGCCGTGACGCCGCCGGCCTGAGAGCCCGAGAGACTCCTGCCGAGGTCCTGCTCCCTGAACAGCGCGTAGCTGAACACTCCGCCCCAGCGTTTTGCCGCAATATCGACAACGCGCATGAAGTCAGCCCAGTCAGCTGATGACGCTATCACCTGACAGCCTGCTGACCACCTGTCGACAAGTTTTGAAGTGCCGGAGGCTGACGCGCGGTGGATGTGGATGTCCGCCATCTCCTCCGAAACTTTTCCGCCAAAATCGAGCACTCCATCCCTGTTGCCGTCGCGCCACAGCGGCAGGGGCTTGGTCTGCACAAGGCAGCGGTACTGCCCGTGATGCAGGCCGATGCCGAACGCGCCGCGGTAGTACCCGTCCTTGAGGATTGCTGTTCCGCGGGGATTAAGCGGGTTCTGCCTGTAGTACAGGCCGGGGTCAGTTGTCGCCGCGTACTTCCTGAGTACCCATCTGCCGTCGGTTTTGTACAGCAGGCAGATGAGGTCATTGAAAGTATTGGACTTGCGGTCATCGGCGCGTATGCCGATGATGTTGAGGTTGTAGTCGCCCTCAGTGAAGGGCTTCCAGCCACGGGCGGCATATGCCCTGAGCAGTACGTCAGGCGTTATGTCACTTATCCTCATTGTGTCTCCTCGCGCAGCGCACAGGCTGTGCTATGGTTCTGCCTTTGTATGTGACGGACATAAGGTCTCCGGAGGCAGTGCTCCGTCAGGCCGCTGTGATGTGAGTCTCAACGGGGATTGAGTTTGCGTTTCGCCTGTTTGACCGGCTGAGGGCACTGCTGATGCTAGTATAGCGCAGTACCGGACAAAAGGTGTGAGGCAGGTTGCAGAGATGCAATAACAGTAGTATCATCTGAGGCAATCAGTATTGGTCATGGCTGTGGCGTGCTCTGCTGGTTTCCGTAATAACTATATCCACTGTTCTGCTGTTGCTATCTTCGTGTTATTCAAGCCCGGACGCTCCTCCGGGCTTTTTTATTGCTTACTCAGGCTTATCTTCCGGTTCCTGCTGCCCGAAAACCTCAGGAAACATAGTGCCAAGTGATTCCGCAGCCGCATCGGGAATGCGGTCATGCTTCTTCCATGCCCACGGAGTAACACGGTTCAGGCCGAAAGCACTGGCCAGCCAGTCACGGATCTGCCGGTCGTTGGTCAGGCTGAACGGAGGCTTTTTGCCTTCACCGTAGTTGTCCAGGATCTTCTTTGTCATCTCGCTGTATTTCATCTGTTCTCAACCTCAATGTATTCCTTAACGTAATTCCGCACGTACCTTTCACAGGCATAGAAAGTCTCGTCTTTCTTCCATACTGACTGCGGAGTGATAAAGCACCTCGCATCAGCATCGCGGAAAACCTGCCGCATCAGCTGATAGCCTGACATACATGCGCCTTTTCCTTCCTCACCCTTCGGTTCAAAGGTGCACATCAGGACATGGCAGAGCGCGGTATGCACCGGCATCTCAGCTATATCCCTGCGGGTATCGAGTCTGAGCAGCACCCAGCGCAGGAGATAGGCACTGCACAGCATCTCCTGAAGGGTGAAGGCCGCCTTTATGCTGTCATGGAGCAACAGGCAGGTCAGCAGGAAGTCCTCGACAGACTGAAAACCGGGGATGTCTGATGCGCGGCAGATTTCAGATGACACTTTGGCAGACTGGATCAGGTGCTTCATGTCTATCCCGGCCATCACTCATCCTCCCAGTCTGACCATACCCTGGAGCCATTGAAGTGAAAGGACTGCGGGAGCATTTCCTTCCGCTTCAGGTTCTTAATCAAGTCAACAGCCTCTTCCCTGGTCAGGTGGAATGTCCTGACTGTCCGCAGGAGCGCCTTCGCGCGCTGGCAGTTGGCTTCCATGTCCACAGTGCCCATCATGCCTGCGGCATAGCTGAACACGTCAGTATCCTCAAATTTCTTCTCCTTTCTCATTCTCTCCTCCATATCTGTTCTCTCTTTATTCACCGGATTTATCTCAATTCAGCCATTTTCCGGCTATGTCTATCAGATCCTTTGCTTTTGCATTGGACAGCCCGAGCGCCTTTGCCAGCGCGTTGACCGAACGATACAGCTTGCCCTCATACTCGCAGGCGCGCCAGTGCTGAGTCCCTGGAAGCCTCTTTTTCCGGGGCATCCCCGCCCGTATGATCCGGTGGCTCAGGGCCGACGCGGTGATCCCCAGGGCTTCGGCTGCTTCCTTGTAGCTCTGGTAGCGCACTCCGCCGATTTCGATCTCCTTTGAACACCCGGCCTCCTTGCTCTTATCCAGCGGGATCCCCTGCCGCAGGCGGTATTGCACGCCTCCGACACTCAGGCCGCAGGCCTCCGCCAGCGCCTTTACAGAGCCGTAAGCCTTGCCCTGATACATGACGGGCTTATAGCGCATGAACTTCCTTACATCCTCCAGCGCTATACCATGAAGCAGTCGATAGCGCAGCACTTCACAGGTGAGGCCGTAAGCCTTAGCGAGCGCCTGATGGCTTGGGTACCTGACTCCACGGTAGGTGATGGGCTTTGGTATTCCGCGTCTCACAGCCACCTCCCTGACGTCTCAATCAGGAGCCTTGCCGAGCCGATGTTGAGCCCCAGCCGGCGCGCGAAGTCCGCAATGCTCTCATACCTCTCTCCGCCATACTCGCAGGGCTTGCACCCTCCGGAGCGGACGGGGCGGTCAAGCGGTATGCCGCGGATTAGCCTTGCGCTGCACAGCTGCGGCGAGATGCCGAAAGCCACAGCAAGGGCGATCATACTGGCGTAGGTCTTACCATCGTAGGTGACAGCCCCTTTGGTGTGGAACGGCATGTCGAGCGGCTGGCCTTTAAGGTAGCGTCTCCAGCAGGTGTCACGCTTGAGCCCGTAGGCTCTCGCGAGAGCGACAACCGACGGATAGGTGACGCCGCGGTAGGTGACGGTTTTGCCAATAAAAAGCCCCTCGGCGTTCTTCTTATAGCTCACAGCCACCTCCCTGCGCTTTCAACAAGCACCATCGCAGCCTTCTGGTTGACCTTCAGCTCACGCGCCATCGCCGAGATGCTGGCGTAGCGCCTGCCGCCGTACTCGCACATCCTGCCGCAGTGTCCGGGGAGGGCGGGATCGCCGCCCTTGCGCAGGCGGCGGGCGATGGTGCGGGGGTTCACACCGCAGTGCTCGGCAAGCTCCCTGAGTGACCACGTCCGGCCGTCATACGTGACCATCCTGCGGAAGCCGAGCTCCGGCTCAAGCGGCAGGCTATGCTTCAGGCGCCAGCGCACGGCGTTGGCGCTGAGGTCAAAGGCGGCGGCGCAGTCGTAGACAGACTCGTATGTGATGCCGTTGTAGGTGACGGGAACTGGTTTCCTGCCTTTGTCCATCAGATTTCATCCTCCGCTATCCACTTTCCAGACGCCATGACAGCCTTGTACGCCTGCCCGATAGTGCAGTCCGCAAGATCCGCAAGGCTGGACAGGCTGGTATACTTCTTTCCGCCGTAGCGGCAGGCTCTGAAACGCATGCGGTATGCCTTCAGGTCTGACGCCGGCGTGGTCTTTATCTGGCGCATGCCGGCAAGGTCACCCTCCAGCTTCTCAGGCTCCTCGAGCGGCAGGCCTGCAGCAAGGCGCTGGCGGCAGGTCTCAAGCCCGAACTTCTGCGGGCTTGAAGCGGGCTTCTGCTCCGGAGCAGACTCGGCAGCTTCCGGCTCAGGAGCGGCAGGCTTCTCCTGCTTGTTGCCGCCCTTGCCCCATGGCGAGTCAAGCGGAATATTGTGCTTTATGCGGTACAGCCATGAGCGCGAGTTGATGCCAGTAGCGCGGGAGAGCGCCTCGACGCTGGGGTACTCCTTGCCCTGGTAGACAATCGGATTACACCTGTCGGCGTACTTCGGCATGGAGAGATCCTGCCCTTTGCGGATACGTGAGCAGAGAGTCGTATACGGTATGCCGAGAGCCTTCGCCGCGTCTTTCGTGCTGGGGTACTCTGTGCCGTCAATCGTGACAGGCTTGCCGCGGTACGGCAGGGGGTGCGTGTTGATGGGAGCGTCAAGCGGCACGCCGTCACGGAGGCGCGCGAAGCAGGTCTTGTAGTTGAGATGGTACGCTTTTGCGAGCGCCGCGATGCTGGGATACTCCTTTCCGGCGTAGGTGACAGGCTTCGCCGCAAAGCACTCCCCTCCGCGCCTGCGTACAGGCTCCGGAGCAGGTTCCGGCGTGATAGCCGGAATGGGCTCGTTCCACACCTTCCACAGCGCCTCCATATCCCACACGAGGTCAGGCACAGGCAATTTCATCATGACGCATGACGCCGCGTCAGCGAGCGTATAGCCGCTATAAGTTACATTTACGTTCATAAAACCCTCCACAGTCCGAGGTTGTTGTTCTGTGCGCTGAGGATGTACAGCGTGTCGGGGCGGACATCGGGATACACTGCCATCTGCCCGTCATTGAGCAGGTCATGCCATGTGTCGTAGCCGACATTGAGTTTCCCCCTAGGCCATCTGCCCTCCCTATATGCCTCGGTGACGATCTTCGTGAGCTCGTCCGCGGGAACGTCGGGGTTCTGGTTCGCAATCCACTCCCAGTCCGCTGCAGCAGACGCGATGCGGATGAGCTGCTTGCGCAGGGCGAGGAGGCGCTTAAAGAGCCGGAAGCCGGGCTGCATCTCCTTGGGCAGTGATTTGCCGGTGCAAGCGGAGCAGTG